GCGCCGGGCCACCTCGCACGCCGTGGCGCCGGCCGCATTCTGGACGGGGTCGAGCAGGAGCGGCCGGCGCGACACAAGGCGCTTTATCAACGCCCCCTCGACTCGAAGCCGCTTGGCCAACTGCCAACGACAAAGCCCCCGCCGTGTTGAGGCCGCCCTGGTCAGCCCTGGGCGAGCAGGCCGAATTGCGACTGGTCGAGCGCGAACCCTTCGTCGCGGGCCGCCCGCGCGAACGCTTGCTTGTCCACGAACAGGAAACTGAAGAACGATTGCGCCGCCATGGCATAGCCGTTCGAGACCAGAAACGAGCGGATCGCGCCCGAGCCCGGAGTGGCCGCGCCGCCACTCTCGAACTGCTCGAAATCTTCGACGATGACCGCGGTCGGACGGAACCTGGTGAAATCCAGACTTTGCAGAACCTGCAGATCGCGGGCCTCGCAATCGATATCGAGCAGGTCCACCTGCCGGCCGGCACAGTAGGTGCTGAAGACGTCGTTCAGCGTCATGCACGGAATGCAAACTTGCGCGATTAGATCGTCGCCTATCTGCTTGGCCCGGTCGCAGTCGAACGTGTTTTCCGCCGGGTTGCGGCACTTGTAGTAGGTGAGGTCCGAGGTGCTGTCGGCGATGCCTATGGTCAGGTGCGTATCCCGGGGCCGGGCGGCCTTGAACGGAGCGGCCGCATCAGGGTTCGGCTCGATGGTGATCCCATCCCAGCCCTTCAGGTAGAGCCTGTAGGTGTTCGAATGCACCCGTGGATCGAACGCGCCAACGTCGACGTAGAACCCGCGACGCCGCGGGCGCAGATGCGGCAGCAGCAAGTCCTCGCCATACTGCGAGAACGACACCGACCGGATCCTCCGAAGCACCGGGAGCAAGCCGCCAACGGCATCCTTGACCACGGCACGATAGGCCAGCTTGAGAGATGACATAACGGCTCCGGGCGAGGATGGCCGATCATACCAATCTCGGGCGCAACTGATAGTGGTCAACTGAGAGCTGCAGGACAGCCTGGTTCGTTGGAGATGTCGCCCGCCGTGGTGACTTCTCAGAAGCGGCGCTTGTGCCGGTCGCACCCGCCGATCTGACTAACGTGCAGCTACTAGAGGGCGCGACCGCATTTGCCTGAAAACCCGGGCTGACGGCAAAACTTGTAGTGTTTACAACTTGGTAAGCGCTCTGAGCACCAGCGATCGTACACTTACCTTAGGTTCGTGCACACCAAAACGACGCAGCTGAAACACAAGGAAATCAACGTGCCCCGGCAGGCGAAACCGCAGGGGTTTAAGTCACACCGACACAGCAAGCCACATGCCCGGCGCTAACCCGGGTTTTCAGGCAGATGCGGTCACGCCCTCGCTTCGTCCACAGATAGATCAAGAGCGGATTTCCGCTTTTGATCGCCCTTTCGATCGCCGCCGTGCGGCATCTGGGCAAACAGCGCCGCAATCATCGCCCGTGTCGAGCAGGGCTCGATACCCGTTTCAATCGCGGCAAAGATCGCGGACATGCCGATGGATCGACAGGTCCAGGTTTCCGCCATGAAGTCCAGAGCAGTAACCCGTATGCGATGGTTCGTTACGATGCGATGTGTCGGGCCATACAGGAGGCTTACGAGGTGGATGAAGTGAAGGACATGCGCGACAAGGCGATGGCGCTGCAAGCCTACGCGCGGCAAGCGCAGAACGTCGAGATGGAACGTCAGGCTTGCGAGATCAGGTTGCGGGCCGAGCGCCGCGTTGGGCAGTTGCTCAAAGTGATGGATAAGGCGGAGGGCGGCCGACCGACTGATAAAACCTGTCACGACACTGGACAGGTTTCCACGCTTCCCGAGTTGGGAATTTCGCGCAATCAATCCTCGCAATGGCAGAAACTTGCCGACGTGGACGATGAGCTATTTGAGACGGCAGTAAAGGAAGATCGCCCGACGACTGGCGGCATTATCGCGAAGGCGGAGCCGCCACGCGAACCCAAGAAGAATGCTGTCAGCGCTCCCGCCCTATGGTTTTAGGGCCGGCTGCTCGATCGTCACAACTGCGGCCGCGGCCTCGGCTTCGACCTGGTCGAGCAAATCAGAGTCGTTCATGCGCGAGGATGCGATACACGCTTGCAACGCCGATTTTAAGCTGACCAGCGACCGCCTGCCGTGTAAGGCCATCCGCAATGAGCTTGCGAACGTCGCCGGCTTGGGCGCGGGCAGTCGGCTTCCGCCCCTTGTAGGCGCCCTCCGCTTTCGCCTTGGCGATGCCCTCGCGCTGGCGTTCGAGCATGATCTCCCGCTCCCATGTCGCCACCCCCGCCAAGATGGTCAGCATGAGCTTGCTGGTAGGGTTGCGCGTGTCCAGGCGCTCGCCACCCATGGAGAGCACCACAAGGCCCACGCCACGCTTCGTCAGGTCAGCCTCGATGCCGAGCAACTCAGCCGTCGAGCGTGCCAGCCGATCCGGCTTGGTCACCATCAGGACATCGCCCTTACGGACGAACTTCAAAGCTTGCGTCAGCTCGGCACGCTGCGCGACGCTGGAGACCTTTTCCGAGTAGACCTCCTCGCATCCGGCGGCCGTCAGGTCCCGAACCTGAGCATCGAGGCCAGCTGCTTGTTCGGCGGTGCTGGTCCGGGCATATCCGACCATCATAGCGGGGCGTCCTATCGCTGTGTTCCTAGACATAATGATAGATACCCTCTCATAATGCAATAACTATTTATGTGATAGGCTATTTCGGCGCGCGCGGGGCCTATCGCCAGGGCAAGCCCTATTGATAGCAGTCCAGTCTCTCCAGCCCCGCACGCCCGATGCCTTCAGGCCGTCATCCAGTCGCGGTCGCCGTAGCCATCGTCCATCCTCCCGAAGGCCCGCTCCCAGGAATCTATTTCGCGCCGAGGTTCAGATCGAACAGCGGTCTGCCAGGGCCGGCTCGTACAAGCGTAGCGTAACGAATCCGCCGCGTGGTCCTCGCCGTCGCTGTCCAGGTCTTCGGGCTTGTGCGTATCGTGCTGCAACGCCGGTAGCGTGCGGATGAGGTTCGTGCAGGTCGAGAAGATGAAAAGCCCGGGTTTGCCTTCCGTGCCAAGCAGCCGGGAGCGCACCTGGTCCCAGCCTGGAATGCGGCTGTTATCGGCGCCACGCCACGGGATGCCGCTCATGCGTTCCGCCATCGAAGGTCCGCCATCGTGCTTCATCATGGCCGGGTCGCACACGCTGGACTGGATGCGCTCGCCGGGTGCCTCGCGTTGCAGGATGCCGGAGCCAACCATTTCGGCAACCATGCGCAGCCCGACGTTCGGCTCGCCGGTGCTGCCATACCACTCCCGGTAGATCACCAGCGCGTTGACCGGGAACTCGGCCGTGCCGTCGCTCACCGCCATCCAGAGATTGCAGAATGGCTTGGCCGAACCCCAGTCGAAAGCGCGAATGCGGGTCCAATGGGCCGGCAGCTCGCAGGGTGCGACGACGTGTTTGCGCAGATCGAACTCGGGGAAGTAGGCACCGAACGTGACGGTCCAGTCACCATAAAGCCAAGCTCGCACGATGTCCGGACTTCCGGACTGGCGGAGCTGCGCGATGTAGCTTGCCCCGAGATAGGTATTATCGCTGACGCGAGACGGGATGTAGACGCGATCAAGCCCGGTATCCGGATCGCGGATCGGCTCCCAACCCATCGGCGCGGGATCGATGTATCGAGCCTTCACCCACTGATGCCCCGGACCGCCCGGATTGCCCGTGAGGCGCATGCGACAGGGCACGCCGTTGCCCGACCGCAGCGATGCCATGAGCTTCATGATGGGGACAGGCGACGGGAAGTTTCCGGCTTCCTCAATGTAAATCCGCGTGTAGCTGTGCCCCTGGTAGTTCTCGGCGTCGCTATCTCGTTCCAGATACGCAAAGTTCAGCCGTGCGCCGTTAGGCATCAGGCACCGCATCGGCGTGTCGGTGAACGTTGCGCCCAGAGGGCGATAGATCGCCTTCGCCCGCTCAAACGTCTCGGTAAGCTGGAGCCGGCTCCGGCGCACCATCAGGCCGATCGCATCAACGCCATACTTGCCGGCGTGCTGTGCCCACTCGCCCAGGATGCCATCTGTCTTGCCGCCGCCGCGCGCGCCGCCGAAGAACACCTCGAACGCCGGACAGGCCAGCAGCGCCTTCTGCGGCTCGCTGCCAGGCCGCCAAGCGACTAGGGGGCGGGGCGGTGCGTTTGTGTCCACGCGGCCATGTCCTCGGATTCAGCGACGCCGAAGATCACGAAGCTGGCTGCCGAGCCGGGCTCGACGCCGATCTCGACGGCCTTGCGCTTGGGCGCGATGTACTGCGCCAGCTCGGCGAACATCCGGCCCCGTAGCTCAGGTGGGTTGCCAGGATCGAGAGCCAGTTGCGCCATGCCCTCGATCGGGTCGCATTTGAGTGCCGCGAGACGCGCTTGAACGTCCGCCGTTACCCGATTGGGCGTACCTTTTACGCGACCTCCGAATTTGCGACCGTCAGGCATGGGAGCCTCTACTTCGAACTACTTTAGTTACCGGGGAACATAGCGACTCGCCGCAACAGAAGCCATGGCGAGTTTCCATAATCACGACCAAGCTCCCGACGACACCGCCGCACCCTTGGCGACGACCGGCGGCACCAGCACGTAGCCTCTGCCGTCCGGACGGTCGCAATGCGCCATCCGGTGACCGAACCCGCCATGGCGATGCTGCTTGCCGCAGTGGGGGCACCGCACCAGCAACTGGCCGTTCGGTTCCATGAACGCGGCCACCTCCGGATGCAGCCACGGCACGTCGGACATCGGGGCGAACGGCGGGTCATGCCGGCTTCCGGGTGCCTCTTGCGCCGGTTGACCACCAGGATCGGGACGTGGCGCGGGTGGCGGATCGGGATCGATGGGGGGCTGGACGACCTGGACGTTGACCGTCGTGGCCAGCACCTCCTCCAGCCAAGCCTTGAGTCCGTCCAAGCGGCTCTCAGCCACCCATGCCCGTCGAGATTGCTGCCCCCGCCCGTCCGGGCGGTAGGAGACCTCTACCAGCCTATTTCCCGAACAAACCCCTAGGGGTACTATACTTAGGGGAATGTTCGGGAAATCGCCCACTTCCTTGGCACTTCGCTGAATGGCCATCCGGGCAGCGTCGGCGGTCGGGAACAGGTCTGGGTAAACCCGGCTGGCATCCGTCGCGCCTAGCAACACCGCGCCCCGGCTGGCCATGCGAGCGAGCACCCCAAGCCGGATGTCCGGCCACCGGGCCATGTTGGT